CTATTTTCCACTAGAAATTCGTTTTTCAGCCAAAGGAGGCTATTATGCCGCAAGTCGCGAAGCCTTTTGCGGTACTGGCCGCAGAAAATAACAGGCTGCATAAGACAAAAAGAGAGCTTGCTCTGCGCAAAGAGGGCGAGGCAGGGACGCTGACAGGTGAACGCATGAAGGAGCGTGGTGATGTCCGGAATAATCTGGACGCGCACAAGGAGTTCATGCGTCTCCGGAGACTGTTCCGGAGGATCGAGAAAGATGATGCGATCTACTCCCAGACGATCAACGACTACTGCCTGCTGCACGCGGAGTGCCTGGCGGTAGCCGGGAAGATCGACCGTATCGAAAACGACCTTGAGTATCTTGAAGAGCGGAGTGCCGAGATGGATCCGCTCGAGTATTTGCAGATCCGCAACGCGCTCTACGATAAGGAACTGAAGCTGTCCGCAGAACTGGATAAGAAGCGTGATAAGAAACGCGCGATCGAAGATAAAAACCTTATGAACATCCAGAGCGCGCTGCGGTCTATCCCAAAGAAGCCGGACGAGAGAAAAAATCCGTTGAAAGAGGCCTTAAGTGGTTAAGGACAGCAAGGCCTATCAGTACGCGGCCTGGTGTGTGGCGGACCAGTCCGGCATGGTTCCGGTATACGTGAAGAAACAGGCAGCCAGCTGGATCCGGATCGTCCTGGGCGATGATCCGGAGGCCTATGTGGATGAAAAGAGCTTCGATAAGATCTGCAGGCTCCTGAAGATCATCATCCATCCGGATCTCCGCTGCCCGATCTATGACGGCCTGGAGGATTATGCCTGGTTTTTTATCATAGCAACTCTATGCACGAAGAAGGCCGGAACGGATTTCCGGTACTATCTGACAGCGGTGCTGGAGATCGCCAGGAAGAATTTTAAGACCTTTAATTCTGCCATCATTTTCATACTGCTTATGCTGATCGAACCGGACTTCTCCCGGTTCTTTTCAGTTGCTCCAGATCTGGCACTGTCCAGCGAGCTTAAAGTAGCAATCAGGAAGATTATTAAATCGTCACCAGCGCTGATCGACGAGGTAGATCCGGCATTTAAGATCCTGCGGGCCCAGATCAAGTGTCTGCTGAATGATAACGAGTATACGCCGCTGGCATACAGTAACGACCGCATGGATGGTCGTATGGCGAACGTTTTCCTGGCGGACGAAGCCGGGGCGATGGATGACTATCCGGTTGAGGCTATGAGATCGTCACAGATCACGCTGCCCGACGGCCTGGGCATCATCATCAGCACTCAGTACCCGAACGATAACAACGTCATGATCGATGAGATAGATATCTCAAAGAAGGTACTGGACGGCCTGCTCGAGGACCGGCGGCGCTTCTCCCTGCTCTATGAGCCGGATGACGAGTATAAAACCGGGGACCTGTGGCAGACGGATGACAGGGTGATCTATCAGTCCAATCCGGTGACCATCAACAATAAGCGGATCTTTGAGACGCTGATCGGCAAGAGGGCGCTGGCGATCCTGTATGAAAACAAACGGGAAAACTACCTCTGCAAGCATAATAACATCCTCTATAAGGGCCTCGGTGTCGAGGGCTATGTGGATATACAGCGCGTGAAGCTGTGCAGCATCCCGGATGATCCCGGATGGTGGAGCGGCAGGCGTGTATGGATCGGGTTGGATCTTTCCCAGTCCGATGATAATACCTCTTTTTCTATGGTCACGGAGGAAGACGGGATCGTCTACAGTAAGACGTTCGGCTTTATCCCGGTAGAAAAGAAGGATCTGAAGAGCAAAAAGGAACATGTCGATTACGACCGGCTGATCACGCAGGGAACCTGCTATGAATGCGGCGCGGACGTGATCGACTATTTGTTTGTCAAAGACAAGATCGAGGCGCTGCAGGAAGAATATGGCGTGGAGATCCAGCAGATCGGGTATGACCGGTGGAACGCGTTGGCGACCGTGCAGGCCCTGGAGGCGGACGGCTTCGAGTGCGTGGAGATCAAGCAGCACTCATCGGTGCTGCACATGCCGACGAAGTGGCTGCGGGAACTGATCCTCGAGAAGTCTTTCCGGTACAGTGCTAACCGGATGCTGGAGATCAACTTCCAGAATGCGCGTTGCACCGAAGATACCAATCTCAACAAATATGTGAACAAGAAGAAATCGAGCGGCAAGGTCGATATGGTCGTATCGCTGATCAATGCCATGTACCTGTTACAGCAGGAAACGCTGTACGGAGATGGTGGCTTTGTCGTTCAGGTGGTTTAAGGAGAAAAATATGTGGCCTTTTACAAGAAAACAGCAGGAGATCCGTGCCGACACGGAGCAGATGGCCGACATCGAGACCGCAACGGCCGAAGGGCAGCTCCTCAAGGCTGCCGTGGAAGCCCGCGGCGAGATCACCATAGACAAGGCGCTCATGGTGCCGGCCGTGGCCGCCTGCGTGCGGCTGATCACGGATACTGTGTCGATGGTGCCCTTCCGGCTTTACCAGACCGACCAGGACGACATCCAGCTGAAGGAGATCACCGACGATCCCCGCGCGGCCCTGATCAACGTGGATCCGAAGGACACTCTGGACGCGGTGCAGTTCAAGCGCGCGCTGGTCCGGGACTATCTGCTCGATAAGGGCGGCTATGCCTACATCGACATGGCGGGGAACAGGGTCCGGAGCCTCAGGTACGTCGAGCCGGGCTATGTGTCCTTCAACTGGACCGCGGATCCCATCTGGAAGGACTACGACATCCTCGTGGACGGGCGTACCTTCCAGCCCCATCAGTTCCTGAAGATCCTCCGGAACACGAAGGACGGCTACAAGGGCATCGGGATCGTGGAAGAGCAGGCGGAGCCACTGACTGTGGCCTACCGGACCATGCTCTTCCAGGAGAAGCAGCTGAAGACCGGCGGCGCCAAGAAGGGCTACGTCAAGAGCCAGAAGAAGCTGACGGACGTGGCCATCAAAGCTCTGAAGGACGCCTGGATGCGGCTCTTCTCCGATGACTCCGAGAACGTCGTGGTCCTGAATGAAGGCCTGGAGTTCCAGGAGGCCTCCGAGACCTCTGCGGAGATGCAGGTCAATGAGAACGTCGATACCATGACGAAGCAGATCTGCGAGATCTTCGGCGTCCCGGTCCAGATGCTTAACAGAGAAGTGGGCACCGCGAGCAAAGAGGACCGGATCGTCTTCATCCAGTACTGCATCCAGCCGATCCTGTCCGCGATCGAGACCGCGCTGAACCGTGACCTGCTCCTGGAGTCTGAGAAGGGATCCATGAAGTGGGCGGCGGACACGTCCGAATTCACGAAGGCCGACGTCCTGGAGCGCTACCAGGCGTATGAGCTGGCCAGCAAGAACGGCTTCCTGCAGATCGATGAGATCCGCTACAGAGAGAACCTCAAGCCGCTGGGCCTTGACTTCGTGAAGCTGGGCCTGCAGGACGTCCTCTACTATCCGGGCAAGAAGGGCCTGACCTACGTCCCGAACATGAACCAGGTCGGCAGCGTCAAGCTCGCGATGGAAGACCGGAAAGAGGCCAAGAAGCAGAAGGACGCAGAGCTGGAAGCAATGAAGCAGCAGACTCCTCCGGAGCCGCAGCCGGAACAGCAGGAACAGGATCCGGCGGAAGCTCCGGAAAATGAAAATGATGAACCGGAAGGAGGTGATGAAGAATGAGGATCGAAATCCGTAATGACTCCGTCGAGATCGATGGATACGTGAACGCAGTCGGCAGGGACTCGAGGCCGCTGAGGGACCGGAGCACCGGCCAGAGGTACTTGGAGCAGATCGTCCCGGGCGCCTTTCAGAGGGCGCTGTCCAGGAACGAGGTGCAGCTGCTCCTGAACCATGACCATGACCGCGTCCTGGGCTCCACAGAGGAAAACCTTGAGCTGCATGAGGACACTATCGGGCTGAGAGCGCATGCTGTCATCACCGACGCCGAAGTCATCCAGAAGGCGAAAGACCACAAGCTCAGAGGCTGGTCCTTCGGCTTTTATGAGCGCGGAGCGTCTGAGGAGGACGCACGGGAGGGAATGAAGCGCCGCTTCGTCGAAGATATGGAGCTCGTTGAGGTCTCTATCATCGATGACCGGAAGATCCCGTGCTATGATGGCACGTCCATCGAGACGCGCTCGGAAGAAGTAATCAAGCCTGACGTCCTTGAGACCAGGGCCGATTATATTGAGGCTCTGCCTCAGGAACCTAAGGAACCCGTAGATTTAAGCAGTTTCCGGGACCGCATCAGCGCCCTGGAACACTAACCACAACGCAAAGGAGACTAATTAGATGAGAAAGCATATCGCAGTAAAGACCAAGCCCGAAATGCAGTTTCGCGCTGAAGACCTCAAGTCTCTGCAGGAGCAGAGAAATGAGGCAGTGCAGTCCATGAAGGATCTGACCGCGGCAGCAGAAGCCGAGGAGAGGGCCTTCACCGACGAGGAGACCGCCCAGTTTGACGAGCTGGAGAAGAAGGTCCAGACCCTTGACGCCTCTATCCAGAGGATGGAGAGAGCGAGAGATCTTAGCCTCAACACGATCAGCCCGAAGAGAAGAGAGGAGCTCACCACCGAGGAGCTCGAGGAGAGAGCTTTTGAGGCTTTCCTCAGAAATGAGATCCTCGAAGAGAGAGCGAGTGATGTCAACATGACCAAGGGCGATAACGGTGCGGTGATCCCGTCCACTATTGCCAATAAGATCATCACCAAGGTGCATGAGATCTCCCCGATCTACGCGATGGCCACCAAGTACAACGTGAAGGGCACCCTGTCCATCCCGTATTATCCGGCGACCGTTAACGGAGCCACTCCGGACGTGCAGATGGCCTACGGCACTGAATTCACGGATCTCGAGTCCACCTCCGGATCCTTCAGCTCCATCAGCCTGACCGGTTTCCTGGCCGGCGCCCTGACCAAGATCTCCAAGTCCCTGATCAACAACTCCCAGTTCAACATCGTGGACTTTGTTATCACCAACATGGCGGAGACCATCGCGCGCTGGGTAGAGGGCGAGTGCCTGCACGGAACCACCAACAAGGCGACCGGCGTGATCGCCGGCATCACCCAGGGCGTGACCGCTGCAGCGACCGGAGCCCTCACCGCGGACGAGCTGATCAAGCTGCAGGAGTCCATCCCGGACGCTTACCAGAACGGCGCCTGCTGGATTATGTCCAGAGCTACCCGCACCGCGATCCGCCTCCTGAAGGACCGCGAGGACCGCTATATCCTGAACCCGGACGCGACCTCCAAGTGGGGCTACACCCTCTTCGGCAAGCCGGTCTATGTATCTGAGAATATGGACGACATGGCCGCGAACAAGCCGGCGGTCCTCTACGGCGATTTCTCCGGCCTGGCTGTGAAGCTCTCCGAGGCTTTGGAGATCCAGGTGCTTCGTGAGAAGTACGCAACGCAGCACGCTGTCGGCGTGGTCGCCTGGATGGAATTCGACGCGAAGGTCGAGAACGCCCAGAAGCTGGCCAAGCTCACCATGAAGGCATCCTGATGAAGGTCAGGGCGAAGACGAGCTTCTCCGGCCCTCTGATCAGTATGGCGAGAGGAAAGACTGCAGAGATCACCGACGAGGTGATCCTGCAGGATCTCCTGCAGGCCGGCTATGTCGAGGCTGCTGAGAAGGAGGAACCGAAAAATGAAACTAAGCGAGTTAACAAGAGACGTCGCAGCTGAGTTTTGTCGGATCATCATGGAGGATCAGACCGATGTCGAGCTTGCGGTGCTGGATGCGATGATAAACGCTGCAAAGCAGTTCTGCGCAAACTACACCGGGCTGACGGAGGCGGAACTGGATGAGCATGAGGACATCACTATCGCGGCACTGGTGCTGGTCAGTGACATGTACGACAACCGGCAGATGTATGTCGATAAGTCGAATGTCAATCGTACAGCCGAATCAATACTCGGGATGCATTCCGTTAACCTGATCCCGGAAGAGATCGTCCGGGAGGATACCACAGAGGGAGCGTGATCAGATGTCGATCAATGCCGGAAGACTAAAAAAGCATATCGAGATCTGGCGCTACGTGAGCACAGTCAACGCTGCGGGCTCTGATGTCAATCAGCTGGTCAAGATAAAGACCGTGTACGGAGAGATCCGGCCGGTCCGCGGCACAGAGTACACGGAATACTACAAAGAGCAGCGGGATCTTTCCATCAAGATCACGATCCGCTTCTGGGAGGGCTTAAGGCCCACAGATGTGCTGCAGTATCACGGCAGGCAGTATGAGATCCAGAGCATTATCAATCCGGAGCAGGCCGACTACATCCTTGAGGTGATGTGCACAGAGAAAGACGATAAGCACAAGCCGGAGGTGGAGTGATGGCAGGCTTTGATATAGACTTTCACGGTCTCGACAGTGACTTGGGCAAGGTAACGACAGCGTATCCGGATGAGACTGCGAGCTTCATGCGTAAGGAAGCGAACAAGTGGAAGAAGGACTGCAACGACAAAGGCTACGGTAAGTACACCGGAGGCAAAAGGCCGATCCCGAAGTCCTGGAAGACCACAAAAGAGGAGAACATCCTCCACCAGGTGAACGCCGTCGAGATCCAGAACAAAAGCCCGCTCTTCCATTTGCTGGAGAACGGGCACCGTAAATGGTTCATGGGGCACGACACCGGCGGATACGTGCCTGGGAAGCACTGGGCTGAACAGACCAGGGGAGAGTGGCAGACCAAATTCGGTGACCACGTATCGGATTATATCGGAAAAATGCTGGGAGGGCATGGTCTATGATCGAAGCTATAACCGTCAAGGCTGCCTGTAACGGCATCCTGAGGAATCTCTTTCCGGATATGAAGATCTACGGCCCGGACACTACCGGAGCCCTGGAGCGCCCTTCGTTTTATACAGAGATCGTGCCATACATGCTGAGCTATGAGACCAAGTTCTTGCTGCGGCAGAGCATGGGCTTCAAGATCAGCCTGATGGAAGAGAAAACAAACGAAGAGTTCCAGCTGGGCTGCCTGGCAGCGATCCGGGCGGGCTTCGGGCAGAAGCTTGAGATCGGAGGCCGGAAAATCACGATCTCAGAGGTTAATACGGAATATACCGGATCCAAAAACGATGTATTCCAGATAACAATCACAATGGAATGGTATGACAACAACTTCATCGAGGATCAGCAGACCCTCATGGAGTATGTGGAGATTACCGAGTATTTAAACAACAGATAAAAAGGAGAAACAAATGGGCGCACCGACAATTAACATTTCGTTCATTGAAAAAGGCGCAACTGCTATCCAGAGAGGCGAGCGCGGCATCGTGGCACTGGTCCTGATCGACAGCGCTGCCGGTGTCCATACCGTCTACAATGTGGCCGGAGTCCCGGCGACTCTGACCGAGGCGAACCAGCAGTTCATCAAGGACGCGCTTCTCGGATATCAGGTAGCTCCGAAGAAGGTCATCGTCTATGTCATGGAATCCGTAGACGGATATGCAGACATGATGACCTATATGGAGAAGGTAAGATGGGACTGGATGGCGATCCCGACGGTAGAGACCGATGAGAAGGCATCCGATATCGCATCCTGGATCAAGTCGCTCCGCACCAATGACCATAAGATGGTCAAGGCAGTACTGCCGAACCAGACAGCGGACAGCGAGGGCATCGTCAACGTGACCGGCACCACGGTGCGTAATGGCGTGACCATGACCGCTGAGCAGCTCTGCCCGCGTGTAGCCGGCCTGATCGCAGGCACTCCGATGACGATCTCCTGCACTTATGCTCCGCTGCATGAGATGGACAGCTGCAACTACCTGAACAAGGAAGCTCAGGACGCTGCAGTCGATGCAGGCAAGTTCATCTTCAAGTGGGACGGCGAGAAGGTCAAGGTCGTAAGAGGCGTCAACAGCTTTACCACGACTACCGATTCCAAGGGCAACAGCTTCAAGAAGATCAAGATCGTCGAAGCTATGGATATGATCTACGATGATATCCGTACCACCGCAGAGGACAGCTACATCGGAAAGTATGCTAACAGCTACGACAACAAGTGCCTGCTGATCACTGCGATCAACGCGTACTTCGCAGAGCTTGCTCGTACCGGCATCCTGAATCCGGACTACAACAACCTCTGCGAGATCGATATCGACGCGCAGCGCAACTGGCTGCAGAGCCAGGGTGAGCCGGTCGATGAGATGACCGACGACGAGATCAAGGTCGCTGACACCGGAAGCTATGTATTCCTCAAGGCAAATATCCGCATCCTCGACGCGATGGAGGATATCACCCTTGATATCTACATTTAAGGAGGTATTAGATGAACGGATTTACTGCTGATCAGGTCATTAATGGTACCTGGGGAGAGTGCTGGATCGATGATACCTACATGGCTGAGGTTACAGCATTTAAGCTTGAGATCAATGCAAACTACAGCGCCATCACCAGATGCCGTAATCTGGTAGACGGCCAGAAGCTCACCGGCATTGAGCCGAAGGGCGAAGTAAAGCTGCATAAGATCTCTTCCTTCGTTTCCAAGAGGATCTCCGATGCACTGAAGCAGGGCAAGGTCCCGAGCTTCAAGATCATCGCGAAGCTGGCAGACCCGGATGCGATCGGCGCTGAGAGAGTTGTAGCGTACGGCTGCAAGTTCGACAAGGCGATCCTGGCAGACTGGGAGGCCGGAAAGAACGGCGAGGAGTCCTACAGCTTCACTGCAGAAAACTGGGATTACCTGGATTCGATCTAACCATTAAACGTAAGCTCGGGCGGTCATTCCGTCCGGGCTTATTTGTCGTTAAGGAGGAAATGTATGAGTCTCATTGATAAACTTATGGCTATTGATTCGGGCGAGTTCGCAAAGGGACAGTTCGAGGAGATCACTGCAAAAAGGCTTTCCGAGGTCATCGGTGAGCCGACAAAGGTAAAGGTCAGGGCGCTTTCCGGTGATCAGTACATGGACATCACCACAAGGCTCGTGGATAAGCGCGGAAACGCGGACTTCTCAAAGTCCTATGACGTCAACGCGCTTCTGGTCGTAGAAGGCATGGTGGAGCCCAGCCTTAAGGATAAGGAGCTGCAGAAGCACTTCGGTGCAGCGACTCCGAAGGAGCTTGCGAAGGTCCTCTTTCCGGGCGGAGAGCTGACAGAGGTAGCCAACGTGATCACCAGGCTTTCCGGATTCAGCACATCTGATACTGAGGATGAGGAAGAAATAAAAAACTGATAGATTCTGACAGCGAGGCCAGCGTTATGTACGCTCTTTTTAAGCTCCATGGCTGGAAGCCGTCAGAGTATTACAACATGGGATATGGAGAGAAGCGGATCGCAGCGGCATTTATCCGGCGTGAGGCAGAAGACATGTCCAAATCGTAAGTAAGGAGGGCAGGCATGGCAAATAGGGTAATAGATGCTGTACTCCGCCTCACAGATAATTTCACAGGACCGGCGACAAAAGCTATCAATACGATGACGTCAATGAGCAAGGCCGGCGTCAAGGTAGGCAAAGATATCGTCAAAGCCGGAGATCAGATCGCCAAAGTAGGTGCCGGGCTGACAACGGCCGTCACGGTGCCGCTTGCTGGCATGGCAGCGGCGTCATATAAAAATTTTGAAAGCGTCGATAAGCAGCTGTCGCTGGTCCGGGCGACCATGGGAGAAACAGCCTATGCTACGGCAGACCTGTCGGACGAACTGGCAGCAGCCATGACGACGTCTATCTTCACAATGGACGAAGGCGCGGCAGCCCTGGTTAACTATGCAAGGCAGGGCTGGAACGCAAGAGAGGCTGCGGACATGCTCCGGCCGTCCCTTGACCTGGCAGCAGGAACGGCAACAGACCTGGACGCTGTAACGGCTGGTCTTGGCAATACGCTGAAGGCATTCGGTGCGTCCTCTGAGGAGGCAGCGCACTATGCAGATATGTTTACGCAGGCACAGGCCCAGGCAAACACGAACGTGCAAGGTCTGTTTGACGCCATGGCCGTAGCAGGACCGATCGCTAAGACGGTCGGATGGGATTTTGAGGACGTGGCTACATTGGTAGGCGTATTTGGAGATGCATCGATTGACGCTTCTGAAGGTGCAAATGCACTGAAAACAGGTCTGGCTAGGCTGTCTGGAGGAAATAAACAGGCGAATGACGCACTCGACGCATTGCATATATCGCTGTATGACGACTCCGGGAGCATGAAGTCCATGGTCGATGTGATGGATACTCTGCAGTATGCCTTTAAAGACCTGACATCTCAGGAACAGATGTACTATGCATCTAAACTTTTCGGCGCGAACCAGATGTCCAAGTGGCTTGCCCTGATCAATGGTCCGCCAGCCGAGGCACTGGGAGACATGCGTGACAGCATCACGAATGCAAGCGGCAACGCTCAGGAAGCAGCCAACGCTCTTATGACGCCTCTCGAACAGCTGGCATCCACCTTCGATGTATTTAAGTACAGCGTAGGCAATGCAATCTCCGGAGCTGTGGTACCGTTCATCACAAAAGCGACGGAGCTGGTCGATAAGTTCCGGCAGATGAGCCCGGAACAGCAGCAACAGATCGTGAAGTGGGCAGCTATGGCAGCTGCAGCTGGCCCGGTACTTCTGGTATTTGGCAAGATAGTATCGGGTATCGGCAAAGGCATCATGATCTTCAACAAGTTCGGAATGGCTGTCAAGGCTGCAGGCGGCGTCATGGGTGTTATTGCATCACCAGTCATGATTGTGATTGGAGTGATCGCTGCGCTGGCAGCAGTCGTACTGATCGTCAGGGCTCATATCGATAACTTCAAGGCAGGCCTGAGTGCGCTTTCGCCGGTCTTCGAGTCCATCAAGGGACATATCCAGAGCATGATCGCCAGGTTCCAGCAGATCTGGACGACAGTGGGGCCCATCGTTACGGGCATCGCCAATTTCTTCGGCGTAGTCCTCACATCTGCGATAGCAGGTGCGGTGGGACTTATCGCATCGCAGATCGACAACATGCTGCTCCTGTTCGACAACATCATGCTTGCATTGCAGGGCGTGATCGACTTCCTTACCGGAGTCTTTACCGGCAACTGGCAGCTCGCGTGGGACGGCATAGGCGAGGTCGTGTCGGGCGTTTGTGATGGGGTCCTTGGATTCTTCAAGGGCATGATCAATGGTATCATCAATGCGATCAACGGCTTTACCGCTTCTCTTGGTACTCTCACTATACCAGATTGGGTACCGAAAATCGGAGGGCAGACGTTCAGCCTTCCGCAGATCCCGACGCTTGGAGTCGGCACGGAGGACTGGCCGGGCGGTCTTGCACAAGTCCATGAACGAGGCGGTGAGATCATCGACCTTCCGAGGGGATCCAGAGTATACCCGCATGACCAGTCCCTGGCAATGGCAAGGAGTGAGGGCGCAGCATCAGCGACTCAGACCATAACGATCGCAAAGCTTGCAGACCAGATCATCGTCCGGGAGGAGGCCGATATCGATAAGATCGGTGACGCCATTGTCCGGAAGATGAGGAAGGCAAGCGACAACAGAGGAGGATGGACATACAATGCAGCTATGGCTTAAAGGAAACGGCAGACGGCTGCGGATTCCCGTCCTGCCGTCAGAGTATAAGGTGACAAGCGTCCAGAACAACACGACAGTGAACGTGATAGGCCTGGGCGATGTCGTGCTTAAAGGTAAACGCGGGCTGAGGGAGATCTCCTTCAGCTCGTTTTTTCCGCATCGATATGACAGCTCGTACTGCGAGTTCCAGAACATCCGCTCTCCGCGGTCTTACGTGGACCGGATTGAGAAGATGAAGCAGGCCGGAGCCGTCAAGCTGATGATCACCGGCACTCCGATCAATTTCCGCTGCACCATCGAGAGCTTCGAGTGGGGTGAGGATGACGGAACCGGGGATATCAGCTATACACTCACATTCAAAGAATACCGCGCTCCGTCCGTGGGCGTGTCTACAGTCGTGATAGAGCAGTAGGAGGGAGCACATGAACAGAGTAATACCTGATGTGATAGCAAAATCCTATACAGTGCGCGCCGGTGACTCACTCGCAACGATCGCCAGGAGGCACACCGGCTCCGCAGACTACACGGCTATCTATGAGCAGAACAAGGACTTGATCGGGAGCAATCCGAACGACATCTCCATCGGCATGGTCCTGACGCTTCCGGGCAGCGCGGTCCCGGAGGATGGTGACTGGTAATGCTGCAGAAGCTGAGCCTGATCAAGGCTAAGACAGGGCAGGAGTATGACATCACGAACGCGGTCACAAAGATAGAGTGGAGTGGTTCGGCTTCGCAGGCCGCGCGTCAGCTGTCATTTGATTATGTAAATGCGCCCTATGACAACTTCAATCTCCCGACCGTCAGCACCGGAGACGCTGTAGCGTATTCCTACGGGCAGGAGGGCGAAGTCTTCTACGGGCAGATATTCGGCACGGAGAAATCGGCAGCAGTCGGCACAATCACGTATACGGCCTACGACATGATGAAGAACCTGCTTGAATCTCACGGCCAGTACAACTTCAAGAACACAACTGCAGAAGCCATCGCGCAGCAGGTATGCGCCGATGCGCAGTTCCCGCTCCGGACGGTGGACGGCGTGCCTTCCATCTATCCGACGGGCGTCAACATCGCTTCTATGATCTGCGATGACATGACCCTCTATGACATCATCATGGCTGCCTACACCAAGGCGCACAAGGTCACAGGGGACAAGTACTTCCCGATGATCTACAAGCGCGGTCTGGGCGTGTACAGGACGTGGTGGACGGTCAAGGGCATCACCCTGGCGGACAATGCGAACCTGACGGACGCGTCCATTGAGGAGACGATGGACGAGATCGTGAACCGCGTGAAGATCTACGACGAGGATGGCGCGCAGATCGGAGAGGTAAAGGATGACGATTCTCTCTCCCTCTTCGGTACCTTCCAGCAGATCTACAAGCAGGAAGAGGGTGTAGACCCGCAGACTGCAGCAAAGAATATGCTGAAGATTAAGCCGACGCAGACCATCAAGATCAAGGCAGTCGGCGATATCAACTGCCTTTCCTGCTATTTTGTGACAGTCCACGAAGCCCTTACGGGGCTCTCAGGTAAGTACTGGATCAGCTCCGATAAACATACCTGGGAGAACGGCGCCTATACCATGGAGCTTGAGCTTAAGTTCGATTCCATCATGGATACGAAGGACGCGAAGACAGAGGAAGAAGAAGCAGCGAAGGAAGAACAGAAGAAGCAGAAAAGGAAGAAGAAAAAGGAGACAAGATGAGCTGGGACAGCGAAGCGATTGATATCATGCGCGGAAACGGATCAGGAGGGGGCAGCAGCCTGAAGCTGGCTGTGATGACCGGTCCGAAGAGCTGCAAGATAGGAAACCTCGTGCTGAATGCGGAGGATCTCAAGATCGATGAGCGCCTCCTGAGTCAGTGCTGCACACAGGTCAAAGAGACCGCTCCCGGAGGCGGCGGGCTGTGTTCGGATCAGAGCACCTACCTTCCGGCACTCAAGGCCGGGGATGAGGTGGTCGTTTACCAGCTGTCAGACTCCAAGTTCCTGATACTTGCAAAGGTGGTGGATCCATGAGCATCTTACCTACATTTATGGACACGGAGATCCAGGAGGCCACGGCAGCAGCCGCGGTCCAGGAGATCCCGCGAGAATATGGCATAGATTTCGATACCGGGCAGCTGACCGGGAAGATCGTTGAGGGCCTGGAGGCCATCAAGGTCTGGATATGGAACTGCCTGCACTCCGAACGGTACCGCTATGCGATCTACAGCTGGCAGTACGGCGTGGAATACGAGCAGTATATCGGAGAGACGATCACGGATGAGTACCTGCAGTCAGACTGCCAGTCCGAAACGGAAGAGGCGATGATGGTCAATCCGTATATCACGGGGCTTGATGATTTTTCTGCCGAGCTGGATGGAACAGAGCTTAAGATCAGCTTTATCGCTGAGACGTCACTGGGTAATGTGGAGGTAAACGAGAATGTATGAGGAAATGACATATGATCAGCTGCTCGAAGACGCAAAGGAAGACGTCGGAACGGGCGTGCAGAAGGGAGAAGGCTCCCTGGTCTTCAATGCCCTTTCCGCACTGGCATTCGAGCTTGAGAAGCTGTACAGGGAAGCAAACTATATCCTAAATGAAGCCTTCGCAGATACTGCCGACATGGAAGGCCTGATCCGGATCGCGGCAAACAGGGCCATCACACGGAAGGCTGCCACAAACGCCTATGTCTCTATTACGGCAAACGTAGCGCTGCCAATCGGATGGAGGGCATCTCTAAAAGGCTATAACTACCAGGTGACGGAAGCCCTGGACGAGACGAATCACATCTATATGGCTATGTGCGAGGAGACCGGCAGCGGACCGAACGAACTGCTTGGTGAACTGATCCCGATCGATTACGTGGACGGCCTCAGCTCTGCGGTGATCACAGAGGTGCTGGTGGCCGGCGAGGATGATGAGACACAGGAGGACCTCCTGAAGCGGTACCTGGAATCATTCTCAACAGAATCCTTCGGCGGGAACATTGTCGCATATAAGCAGCGTGTGGATGCCATTGACGGTGTCGGAGGCTGCAAGGTGTATCCGGTATGGAACGGCCCCGGAACAGTCAAGGTCGTGGTAGAATCCGCAGATTATGGCGCATGCAGCAGCTACCTGATCAACCAGATCCAGGAGGCAGCAGTGCCATCAGAGGGCGGGACCGGATACGGCTTCGCTCCGATCGACCACGATGTAACGATCGAAAGCGTCACGGAAGTGCCGGTGAACATCGTGACTACGATTACCTACACGGCCGGATACAGTTGGGCAACCATCGGGGACCAGATCACGGCTGCCATTGCGAACTATATCAAAAGTATTGCGATCGCATGGCCGGACGGGGATGCCACCACAGAGGCGCTTGTATATGTGTCCAGGCTCGAAGCTGCCGTCCTTAATGTGACCGGCGTCACAGATATCACAGGGACAACATTGAACGGATCCACGACAAACCTGCGGCTGGATTCCGATGAGATTCCGGTCATGGGCACTCTGGAGGTGACTACAGGATGAAGACAGTAGATACGATCCGGTATTTCCCGGAGCATATCAGCAACATCGAAGAGTTCCAGCGGATCGCGAATGCCTATGATATCGAACTGAGGCTCCTGTGGCAGGCCCTCGGCGCGCAGTATGAGAACCAGTACTTCGACACGATGGACGAGGCTACCTGCGAACGCTGGGAGAACCTGATCGGGATCAAGCTGATCGGTGACGAGACTCTCACAGAGCGCCGGATCGCAATCAAGGGCCGGTGGACATCCGGCCTGCCATATACAAAGCCGAAATTCCATGAAGTCTTAAAGGCAATGGTGGGCAACTACTACACCCTGGAGATCGATGTGCAGCAGAAGCTGCTTAAGGTCGGGATCCTGCTCGCACAGATGTTCAAGGTCGATTCGGTCATGGATATCATGCGGGCAATGGCACCGGCAGACATGGACGTGATCGTCAGGATCGTTTACAACCGCTGGAGCAGGTTCCAGACAGAGACATGGGCAGATACTTGGAACAACGGCGCGGACACCTGGGACGATGTCAAGCAGAATGCCAAGTGGCAGGAATAACAGGAGGACTGATTCATGCAGAACACTACAAACTACAACCTTAAAAAGCCTGACTATACAGACTTTGCAGATATCAAGGACATCAACGACAATATGGACATCATCGATCAGAAGCTTGCCTCGCCTGATGGTGACGCCAGGGACGAAGTCGTGACCTTCACCGATGATGACCTGGACACCGGTATCACCAGCTTCGGTACTTATCTGTCGAAGATCGTCTCAGGCATGAAACTTGCCAAATTTATCAGAGACTTCAAGGCCGGCATGCAGTATGTGCTGCATAAAGGCAGCCTGATCAATAACGGCACCTGTAATACCGCTGGAGAGTACGCCCTGGACGCTGCCTACGGCAAAGTGCTTCGGGATGACATCGATTCGCTAAATAGCTCTTTTGTCTCTGCTGACAACTGGCGGTTTTTAAAAGCACTGAATCAATCCAATGGGTATACTGTAAATCTGCCCGAAGACTGGAATGAAGTATATATTTCTACATTTTTAGGAGAAGGCCTTTCATTTGGTGTCCCGCTACTTGCAATTAGAAGAGACACGCTTACTGATGGCTATCACCACATTAGAGGCGGTTTTGCCAATGGATCAGAGACCGGGCAGGTGGTTATCGGAGTATCGTTAACATCTATTCAACTGTCATTCGCAAACAAAAATGGGTCTGATGTAAAAAGTACTAGTAATGCCAGAGTGTACTATAAACCTGGTTACCGTTACTACACTTAGTACAAATAGCTCTTTGTCTCAAAAAGCTGCCGGCAAAAATTTCTCTCTCATATTTAATACTAGCCTAGTACAATTTGCAATCCGATTAAACCCTGCTGAGTATGTGTATAAGGGTACACGGTATGTGCAAGTGCAAGCCGTAATAACAGCAAATGGAAGTGTTGCTGTCCAAGGAATCAGATCTGGCGGTACATCATGGGAAACTTTGGGGTAAATAGCTCTTTTCAGCTAGATGCAAAGAGGTTTTTTCACTTTACTAATGCAGACATTCCCACTAGGAGCAGAGCGATTCAAGTCTTCTTTACAGCTGATGGTATTAATCCAGTTTTAATACAAGACGGCGCTGGTAACTGTTATATTGTGATTGAAAACTGGCAAGATGTAACTGCAAGCGTAAGAACTGTGAACGGGATATGGCTAAACAATACAAATACTCTTGAGGGGATATCATGCGCAAGAGTAGACAGCACAACATACCGTGTGAAGCTTACATATCGAAGCAGAGATGTAACAAATCCAGGCGCTTTTTTGTCGCTAGACGGCAAATGCGCTTTTTTGTATCAGCAGTATGTAGATGTATAAATTTATAGGGAGATCTCATACTGCTGGATACGAGCTGCTGTTACATAGGACGCATAGACCTGAGTATACTGTCTGCCTTTAATAAGAGGGAACGCAACGGTATGTCTGGCACCATCGGCATCGACGCCAGATATGCAAGCAACGTAGGCATTTGTTGTATTATCTCGGAGATAGGCTCCGGTTAAATGGCCGGCTGAGCTATTTGCCTCTATAACGAATATACCAATACCAGTGTAATCGGCTGTTACGGTCTGATTGAGTGAAATGACGCTTGATGTACCTCGGTAGATTATCTTGATGCCCAGATTCGTAAAAGAGCTATTTTATGCTTCTATAGAACAAGTACGTTGTGTTGCGTCCGGCTACGTTACATTTTTCCCATACATAAAGTGTCAGGCCTGGTTCGATAAAAAACACAGGAGACCGCCTGTAAGGATATGTCGCCGAGCCCTCTGCATGAAATTCAATGCTACCTGCATTTATATTGTTGGGTGATCGTGAAATGATAAGCCCCAGTGGAAGTGCATAGGTATATCCAAAAAACACAAAGAATTCACTTCCGAGAGCTCCGCCGGTAATAGAAAGACCAGTATATTTATAGTTTGTTGTACCATCAAAGGCTACGCTTTTGTTGCTGTACCGCAAAGAGCTATTTATAAGACCTTTTTATATATTGCCACAGCGTATACGGTATCATTGGACTGAGTTTCTTTCGCATAGCAAGGCAGGTACGCCATGCATGCATCAGTTGTTCCAGTAATAATGTTTTGGGGAACAATACTTCCGATCAGCACTCTTCCTGGGTGGCCTGAACTCGCTCCGACGTATATCAAATCATAGCCTTGTATCGGAACAAGATTAACTGAATTAACGTATATTGCACTATATCCTGCAGAAATAGAAATTGTCCAGTTCCATTTTTTAACAATGAATAGACTTTCTAAAGAGCTATTTACTCTATAAGGCTCGCACAAATAAACAAGTCACGGATACGCCTCTGGGTACGGTCACTTGGCTTGCTGATTGATTCATAACCCAAACAGATAAATCAAACGTACCGGTATTTCCAAAACACTGATAGTCGTTGCTGCAATATGAGGGATAAACAGCTCCGTTAGTAGCTGTAGATAAAGCGGCAATGAATTTATACCCTGTCGGGGTGGTGACGGTGACCTGCCTCAATGCGACTTGATTGGATGATATTGTGAACGATGCGCTATTATCAAACCTTTGCACATTATCGTAGGTGTCTAAAGAGCTATTTGTTTATATGATCTTCGTCCATGCAGTCCAAGCGCCATCATTACAGGTCGTGTAATACAGATTATTGGAGTTGTATGGCATATAAAATACTTTTTTATACCGTATTTTATTATTCATATGAACGATGTTCAAAACATAACCAGCAGCGCTTGCTCCGGATGGCCCGTCTGTCCAGTTCGGGCAGTAGGCTGTCTCCGGAATATCTACTCCATGCAGCGAGTGACCACTTGGTAATGGCGGAACAGATCGTATAGTATACCCGAAAGAGCTATTTTAAAATCCGAACAGCGACCTCTTGGCATACACCAAATATACACTATAATTTCCGGCTGTTGACTTGATCACATTGCCAGTTACTGATTCAATGAGCTGCATTCTGTAGTTGTGTGCGCGTCCGCCACTAAAAAGATTTGATATTCTTACGGCGATATTTGAAGACGTTGCATAATATCCAAGTATTACATATTGCCCACTATATATTCCGGTATCATAAAACCCGTTTACAGAATCAGAAATGACAATATTGATGAACTGTGCCGTCAGGAAAGAGCTATTTATTCTGACAAAACATAGAGACACGTAACGGTAATCGTACCGGAAAATGCTGCTGTGCTTATGTTTCGTACTCGAATAACAACGCCGCTATCTGTAGAATTGGTCTGATAACATAGCATATAAGACGATCCATCTCCAGAGAAGCTGACGTTCTTCACAGTTCGTTCATACCCACTAATAGCTGTAAGGCTGAAAAACGTCCAGTAATTATCTCCGGGTGCCTGTGTGATGTTGGTTCTGGATTCTGATTTGAAAAGGCATACACGCGGCAAAGAGCTATTTATCCGGAGGCAGCCATCACGGCCTGTGCAGCTGTGTAGGCCTTTTTTACACCGCATGGATCGATGTCGATGTACTTTAAAGTGGTAGCGATATTGCTGTGACCCATCAGGATCCGGATCGTCTCGACCGGGACTCCGGCCTTCCAGAGATCCGTGGCAAAGGTCCTCCGGAAGCGGTGCGGGTGTACGTTTTCTACATTGGCAGCAGTACCGATGTCCTTCAGGATCAGCTCGACCGCCCTGGAAGTCATGTGTCCGATCTGATCAGACCGGGAGAAGAGCGGTTCGTCCGGCTGCGCATTCCGACTGTCCAGGTAGCGGGTCAGGTGATCTTTCGCAGCCTTGTTGAGATAGCATACCCGTTCCTTGTGGCCTTTGCCAAAGACGATCAGCTCATCAGCGGAAAAGTCAATGTCCTTCACCTTTAATGCTGTACACTCTGAGACACGGCAGCCGGTAGAGTAGAGGAACTCCACCATTGCGCGGTCCCGGATGGAGCTGCAGTTCTTCCGGATGGCTGTGAGATCCTCCGATGAAAAAGATTTCTTGATCCGCTTCTCAACGAGGATCCTGCCGATGCCCTTCACAGGGTTCCGGTCAATGTAGCCTTCATCGAAGAGGTACTCAAAGAAGGAAGACAGAAACCGGATCTTGTTCTGTATGGTCACCATGCTGATCTCATGGTCGGCCTTATACTTTGCCAGGTAGTCCTTGATATCAGAAGTGGTCAGATGTTGCAGCGGTTTCGTGATGTTCTTTACGAGCATCCGCACTTCCAAAACGTACTGGCAGAGGGATGTATCCTTCACGCCCATCAGGCGCTTTGAATCCTCGAACATCCCGATCAGCTTTTCGGTGGGCGGGAAATCATGCCGGGCTTTGAGGATCGTTTCGAGGACGGCACGAAGCTTTTTTAGCTGGGACTCATTCAGATCCGGCTGCATCAATTTCATAATGGATTCTATTTGTGTCATAGCAGTAGACTCCTTTCCTAAAGTAACTGGGATCCGGAAGACCGGGTCCTTTTTATATATCAATTTTCTTTGCAAAGGAGAATGAGAGATGAATGAACGAATGATTTTAGCAGACGGCTCGGTCATCACGATCGAGGAAGGCGCGAGCCTGGGCAATATCACCCACATCGCGGCAGACGAGACGGCAGCAGTGGAGATCTGCGGACTGATCACCCCGGAGAACCTTGCTCACGTCGAGTTCACCCATGACGGCCTTGAGGAGCCTTATGGTGTTTATGACAACCTCACGAAGGCGGCAGAGCCGATGCGCTACACCAACGAGGATGAGACAGTGACCGTGCTGATCAGCCTCAGGGAGAAGACCGACGTGGAGCTGAGACTGGACGCGCTGGACGAAAGCCAGGAGCTGCAGAACGAAGTCCTGGACACTCTGATCATGGAATAAGGGAGGGCTGAGAGATGGCAAAATATTTAGCACTGAGGATCAAGGCAGGAAAGCTTGACTATGATGAAGTGATCGCGAAATATCCACAGTATAAGGAAGAGATCGACCGTATCCTTGGGAAGGAGTGATCCGGATGGAAGCTGTCCTGAGCTTTATATCTGCTCACTGGATCGAATGGCTCTTTGCTGCAGCACTGTCTGTCCTTGCCTGGCTGTACAAGAACATCGCGGCGAGGCTCGAAGTGGAACGGCAGAGGAATCAGGCCATCGCTGCCGGCGTGCAGTCCCTCCTGCGGGAGTCGATCGTGAGCAATTATAACCATTATTCTGATAAAGGCTTCTGCCCGATCTATGCCAAGGAATCCCTTAAAAAGGTCTATGAGAGTTACCACAACTTGGGAGGCAACGACGTGGCGACAGAACTGTACAGTAAGATCCTGAAGATGCCTGAAAAGGAGGAAACAGAAGGATGAACGATAAGATTGACTGGAGAAGGAAACTGACAAGCAGAAAGTTGTGGATCGCGCTGGCCGGCTTTGTGTCCGGTTTACTGATCTATCTCGGACACACTGAGCAGGAAGCGTCTCAGGTCGCAGCGCTGATCATGTCCGGAGCTTCTGTGATCGCATATTGTGTTGGCGAGGGTCTCGCAGACGGAGGAAGATGATATGATCAGCAACTGCGGACACGATGAGAACGGCAGATATGCCGGAGGAAAGGCGGGAGACCAGACCGGGACAGAATGGCAGGTCCGGGAATGGTACAGCCGTCCGTGGGATGTGGTTCTTCGCTGTACAGATCCGAACGTCCGGAAGCTGCTTGCGAAACTATCCCGAGACGCTGCAGAGAATAATCTGATCGGATATGACCAGGGCACAGCTGGAAACAGTGATGACAGATACAGCTTCTGGTATCAGTTGGTGGCAGCAGGTTATTACCCGAAGAATATCAAAAAGGCTTGCGAGGCAGACTGCAGCGCGTCCACGCTGATGCTGATCAAGGCTGTGGGATATCTTCTGGATATCAAAGCGTTACAGGATGTATCGATTTACGGATATACGGGAAACCTTGAAAAGATCCTTCTGGCAACAGGGCTGTTCAAAGCGCTTCGTGAGAAAAAGTATCTGGATTCTCCCGACTACATCCTTGGCGGAGATGTTCTGCTCTGCACCGGACATCATGTCTGCATCAACCTGGATGACGGGCCGAGGACGGACAAAGAGACCTGGTATAAATCCAGAATCACTGTCGGGCAGACCGGCCTTACCGTACTGGCAACAGGCCTGAACCTTCGCATGGGCCCTGGTGTTTCCTATAAGCTGGTAAGCAGCGTGAAAGCCGGTACGCAGCTGCGCCCGACCGGCAAAACCTATTATCAGGGCAAGCTGTGGTTCCATTGTTCAGCAGGCTGGTTCTCCGGATCATATGTCGAAGGATGGATCCAGGAGGAAAACGGGCGCTGGTGGTACATCACAGAAGGCGCGAAATATCCGTCAGCGGTCGTGCAGCAGATCGGCGGGGCATGGTATGCCTTCGATAAAGACGGCTGGATGATCACAGCGGACAGAATCGCTGCAGATGGCAGCATCGCCTGATCGGATAATGGCAGCGCATATCCCCACCTCCAAAGATTATGTTGACTGACTGATAAGCTCTTACCGGAATTTTCATAAGTTGCCTGCGCTGCTTTTATCTACCCCGTAGCTGTTCAAGCTGCGGGGTTTATATTATAATGAAGGAAATGCGTAGCGCAATTAGTAGCGCAACAAGCCTATAAGGTCCATTTGGTGCGGGTATACAAAGGTTCAAGTCCCCCTTCCGCTACTCAAAGAAAGAGCCTTATTCTAAGCCAAAACGGCTAAGGATAAGGCTTTTACTTTGTTTTGGTTTTCCGATTTGTGCAGTCAGATTTCCGATAAATGCAGTCCGAACTGTAGCAAATTGTAGCGCAGGTGTAGCACGGATTTAGCCGTGAAATTCCTTAGAGAAATAATCATTGATCCGTTTGGTCTGCCTGGCTGCCTCAATGTCGATGACATTTCTGTAGACTGTCTTCATGACATTATCAGAGGACCAGCCGCCACGGGCCATGATGTACTGATCCGGAATTCCAATCGCGTGCATGATTGATGCAGAGTAGTGCCTCAGATCATGGAAGCGGAAGCGCTTAATGCCGGCTGCCTCTACACGCTCTGTAAAGCGTCTGGTGATGTTGTCCGGGGTGCAGGCGATGACTTTACCGCTGCGAGTCTTAAGCTGTTCTATAACGAACTCAGGAAGTTCTACGACGCGATCGCTGCTGTAGGTCTTCGGGCTCTTTGTTTCCCAGGCGTCATACTCATCCTGCACCATGCACTTGGATACGTGAATCGTGTTGTTCTGGATGTCATCCGTAGTCAGCGCTGCGATCTCTCCGCGGCGAAGGGTCCCGAAGGCTGCAAGGTTGATCGCAATTTCCAGATCGGAGTTTTCTCCGTACTTCTCCCTGACACAGTCGATCAGGGTTCTGATGTCATCATCAGAAGGACAGTAGTACTCCAGCTTCTTCTTCGGCGGGAGTGTGATCGTGAACCGGATCTCCGGCACAAACATCTCGACGGCAGACTTGAAGAGCATGTAGACATTTCTCACAGTCTTAGGGGAACACTCTGCAGCCAAATCGCTGACCCAAATCTGGACCATGGTGTTGTTCAGTTCGTTGACCGGGACCTGGCCGATCGGTTTTCCCCCGATATGATGATTATTGATTTTAGAATAGTTCCGTACCGTCGACGGTGAGAGCACAGCCCGCTTCATATCAATGTACTTTTCTGTAGCATCATAGGTGGTGATCCGGAGCACACGTTCTGCATTGCTGTGGTCTTTCTTCCAGAGCATGGCAAGATACTGTGCCTCCTCCAGGGTGTCTGCCGTGAAGGACTTCACCCGGCGCTTACCCATGTCATCATAGTACGCTGCCTGCGCCCGGTAGCGGCCGGAGTTAGTCAGACCCTTTTCTTTCTTCTTACTTTTTCCCATAAAAATATACCATCCTTTCCACGGTTGAAAAAACCAGGCTGATGATGGTATAATTGAAGTGCTGAGTTCCTAGAATACCATCATCGCATGGTTGGGAGCAAGTGCCCTGGCTTTCGGGAGCTAGGGCATTTTTTTATTTGTTGGCAATATCGTTAAGCAGTCGGATAATCATCCAGTTCTGCTCTTTAATAATATAAAGATATTCTTTACTGATATCGGCAGAGCTTGCCCCTAAACGCTGAAGCGCAACTCCAAGTTCTACGCCAGCCAGTGATTTCAGCAAGTCAGCGTATTCCGGCTTCATACCTGCCAAGCCATGGGTGGCCATCCACTGCTCCAGCCTCTCGTCTTTCTTTGCTGCCTTGTCTTCTTTGTTTCCGAATAATGCCATTGTTTATGCCTCCTTTATTAATACGGCGGTTCAAGCCGCTCACGTTCTATCTTTTCAAATATCCATTGATCAACATCATAGATACCACGCTCGGCAAGTCTGCTTTCACGCAGTTGACGTTCGCGTTCGATCTTCTTCCAGAGCCGCTCCCACTTGCGGCGGGCCTTTTCCTTTTCCTTTTCTTTCTGTTTCTGTCTTTCCTTATCAAGAGATTCAACATGGATGCCCTTCTGAATGCCATGTTGCTCCAACTCGATCTTCTGCACGTCCGGTTTGCTCCAGTCATTGTCTTTGTCGTGACCATGACCGTGCAGCGCGGCTCGGATTGCTTCTTCTCTTGTCAGCTCATCACTAACATAAACACTGTATCCGTCATCCTCCGCGTTTGGTATTGTCCCTTCAGGTACTCCTAGCGGGACCCGAAAGATAGTCATATTCTTTTCCGGCACATACTCCGGAGGATATTTAAAAGTAAAATCAACAGCCTTCATCATTATCAAGTCCTAGTGTGCTTGCCTTTAATCTATATAATAGGTCTGCAGCCATCTGCAGATCTTCCGGTTTAGAGTCCCTGGCTGCATCAAAGAGCAGTCTCATCTTTGGATTATCGAACAGCTCCTGAGCTTTTTTTGCGGTCTCCGGGTCGAGATAGTAACCATCTTCATCTGCTTTTTGTTCCATTAGGTCAGAACGTTTACAGTGAAATATTTCGCACATGGCATCAACTTTATCCATACGTGGTGCTTTCTGCCCGGTGGCCCAATTGGAAACAGAAGTCGGAGTCACGCCCAGGCGTTTCGCAAGTTCTGCCTGCGAAATATCGTACTTAGTTAAGTAATATTTTAAGTTCTCTGAGAACACTTTTAAATATTCTTGGTCGGACATGGCTAAACCTCCTGTGCGTTATATGATACACCAAAAGTTGCGTTTTTTCAATGTTTTTTCGTAAACTACAAACTTTTAGTTGACATTAACTTTAAGTTGATATACAATGATTTCAATGTCAAGGCAAGGAGGTGATAGACCAAATGACAGATTTACAAATTAGCCTGGCTGCGGCAAGAGTCAATGCAAACATGACGCAACAGCAGGCGGCGGACGCTATAGGGGTTAATAAATCAACTATAGTGAGCTGGGAAAACGGCAAGACTTTGCCAAATTCATTGCTTCTGTGTAAACTATCGGATCTCTATAAGATTCCGATAGGAAATATTTTTTTGCCTACCGAATAAACTTTAAGTTAATTAAGAAAGGAACTCAGCATGACCGAAAAGTACAACGGATATGAAGATCAGGAATGGATGGATTACTGGGGCATGAACGATGCAGACCTGTACGATCCGTTTGAAGGGAGCGAGGGATGAAGGCCAAAATCAGAGCAATCGTGAAGAGACCGGATGAAAAATATGGCCATGTCACACATGTAAGCAACACACTGGAGGCTCTGCAGCAGATGGTCGGCGGATACATCGAAACCGTGCCGATCGCATATGACACCATGATCATCAACGAAGAAGGCAAGCTCCGAGGCCTTGAGCCAAACTTTCGATATGGTTCAGATGTCATTTACGGAACGATGGTCATGGTAGGACGTGACGGGGAAGAATTTGGTGACTGTGTCCTTGGATTCGATACCTGGAAGAAGTGGCTAGATGAGCACGGGAGGTTGAGATGAGAGTAATCAAATGCGATCGCTGCGGATGTGAGATTCCGAAGGAGCAGGATTCTGTTGGATTCATCAGCGTGAGGTTTAAGGATGTCAAAACGGATGAGCTGTTTGATGACAATCCTTTTGAAGATTGGGACATCTGCGATGACTGTCTGAGAGAGATTCGCGCATTCATCACAAAGCCGAAGTTTAAACAGGAAAAGTTCGAAAAGATCCTCGACAGTGTGGATGCTGGGAAGAAAGCGAAGGAACCCAAGCAGCCCGGCTTTGATGTAGGGAAGGCCCAGGCGCTCCGGGATGCGCACAAGCCGATCACATGGATTGCGCAGGAGATGGGCGTCAGCGAGCCGACGATCCGGAAGTACACAGTGCCGGCACCACCGAAGCAGGAGAAACCACTTGAATGGGCCGAGCACGAGCCGGATCTGGATCCGGTGATCAAAGCGACGGCGGAGACCGCGCCATTCAAAGCGCCGAAAGACACAGGAGGCTAAACATGAAGGGACTGAGCGATCTGTCAATCCGGTGCAGCGGATTCATAACTGAAGCCCAGCTCCGGAAGAACCTGAGCCAGGAAGAGCTGGCGAAGTTCCTCGACATCACGGACAGAACGCTCCGGGAGAAGTCGAGGGCGAAAGAGATGTACACACTATCCCTCGGGAAGATCGCCATGCTGGCGGATCTGGCAGGGTACGAGATCGAATTCAAGAAGAAGGCAGCAGTATGAAGAACACAGTGATCAATTTAACAGCAGCCATTTTCGTTTTTATCGCGATCGTCATGGTCGCGGCAGGAGCCGGGATGATGGACCAGGGCGCCAGCGTCATTGTCTGCGTGAAGCTGATCGCCGGGTCCGTCCTGGCGCTGACCGCGGCGGCGGGGATCACTGAGTGGAGGAGGATCTTCTGATGGGAAAGAAAGGAGAGCTTCTTCGGGCCCAGAAGGCTCAGAGGGCAACTTACACATTTACCAGGGAGCAGCTCGAAGAGCATGACCGGCAGGTCCGGATGGCTGCGATCGAACGCAAGCGGGAAGATCTGAAGAACTATGCGAGGGACGTCCTGGACCGGGATTTTGCCGAACGCCAGAAGCTCCTCGAAGGATCCGCGGAGGACGTGACCCTGACCGTCTTCTCCATGCTGATCTCAATCAGCTGCCGGGTCCTGGTAGAGCGGTTCGGATGGAAACCGATATGGAAGCACTCGACGAAAAGAAACCGGCTTGCCCGGTTCGTGACTGCAGTCCAGGAAGAAGCAGAGCGCCTGGTCAATGACGAGCTGCTTGATATACGTAAGTATGCTGCGGAGGCCTGGGATATCACAGGCGTGCGGCTTGAGGCAACAGACGGGGAGGAAGAGTGATGAGGAACATCTATGTGGAACGGATGGAGAAGGAAGCACAAAGCGAAGAACTGCGGTGGAAGGTTTTCAAAGCGGTCGGCGCGGGCCTGTATATCATATGGGCTGTAATGAAGGTCGCAGTCATGCTCTGTATCATTGCATTGCTGGCGGGCGTGATCAGTAGTCATGCCGAGGAGCAGTATATCGCGGTCATCTACCAGGACGCAGATCAGGCGCAGGCCAATGCAATCACGATAGACGAGGCCCCACCGATCAACCGGATCAGCGAGGATCTGGATGAGCAGGACGCAAACGGTCACCAGCTGGAGTATCTCGGAGAGTTTACCCTCACCTACTACTGCCCATGCCGGAAGTGCAACGGATCAGACAACGCAGGCATCGACGGCTTCGGTAATCCGCTGAAGTGGGGCACGGTCGCCGTGGATCCGAAGGTGATCAAAATGCACACGAAGCTGGTCATCGACGGATACGACGCAATCTTTGAGGCGCTGGACACCGGCTCCGGAGTCGACGGAAAACACATTGACGTATTTGTACCTGTTTCTCACTCGAAGGCCCTGCAGATGGGCCAGTACGAGCGTAGGAAGGTATGGAGGTGGATCGAATGAAAGGAAGAATCGGAGTCGAGAACAACGGGATCCAGATCGTCGTGACGCATGTCCCCGGCCGGAGAAGGCCGAGTCTCTGCATCATATCAGACGGCGAGTGCTTCCCGGTCGCGTCCTTCACCAGCGAA